CAGGCGTCGCTGGAGCAGGCGTACATCGACATCCACGACTTGCGCGACGACTCCGACCTGAAGATCAACCTCATGCCCGAGAAGCTGCTGGTCGCCCCGACCAACCGCTTCGTGGCTGAGAAGATCCTCGGGACGAAGTTCGCGGTGGGTTCGGCTGACAACGACATCAATCCGATGGCGGGCCAGCTTGACCTGATCGTGAACCCGTTCCTCACGGACCCGGATGCGTGGTTCATCATCACGAACGCCAAGGCGGGCGCGACGTTCTACCGTCGCCGCAACGCCGAGATCACCCGTGACAACGAGTTCGACACGGAGATCCTCAAGACGAAGACGACGGCGCGCTTCTCGGTGGGTGCCACCGACTGGCGCTACGCCTACGCTTCGGCTGGCGCGTAAGACCGGCACATACCCGGCAAGGGAAGGGGCATCCGAGAGGGTGCCCCTTTCTCATAGGGGCCTTCCCCGTCCTTGCCCGGTGGGTAGATTGGGGACGGATCAGCAAAGGATCTCTCCATGACCCTCAAGACGCAGTTCTCCGGCCCCGTTGCCTCTGGCATCAACACGGGCAACATCCCCACGACCAACAAGGGCTTCGGTCGGTTCACCGTGTGGACCCCGCTGACGACCCTTCCGATCACGGCCCAGCCCGTCGCGGTCCTGCCCTTTGATGCGGTCCTGCATGAGATCAACATCTGGAAGACCGGGGCCTTCACGGGCGAGGCGGCCTTCAAGTTTGGCACCGGCCTGAATGGCTCGGACAACCTCGGCAGCGTCTCTATCTCGGGCAACTCGGTCTACCGGGCATTCGTCAACTCGGCCACGGCCCAGACCACCCTGCCGTTCGCCCACGCGGGCGTTTCGGCCAACCCGACCCCGATCTACTTCTCCACGGGCGCGATCTCGGGCACGACGAGCGCACTCGCCTCGGCTGCCTTCGTGGAGGTCATCTACACCCGCATTTCCCTGACGGATCGCCCGGATCTTGTTGCGGCGCACAAGGGCAACGACACGGCTTTTCAGGGGCCGGTTCGGTCTGGCGGCCAGGATGTCGGCATCCCGTCCCGGTCCACGGTCGGCAACCTTGTCACCATCCAGCAGGCCACGGCAGCGTCCTCGCCGGTCAGCGGTCAGGTGGTGGGGATGATCCCCTACGGCGCTTACCTCAAGGAGATCAACTTCTACTGCCGCACGGCCCCGGCTGGCGAGGCGACGGTTCGCTTTGCCATCAACGGGGAGTCGGACAACCTCGGTAGCGTCTCGGTCTCTGCCGCTGGCGTCTACTCGGTGGCCCTGACCTCTGCCGTCCGCGCCACGGTCCCGCTGGGCATCAACAGCGGCTCGGGCCAGCCGGTCAGGATGTCGGTCCTCGCGGCCTCCGGTTCCGTCGCGGCCCTTCAGGGCATGGGTGAGCTTGTCATGGTCCGCAGGGGCCAGTCGGACGGCTACCCCGGCCCCGGCCAGAAGGAGACGACCTTCCAGGGTCCCATCGCCACGGGCGTCAACAGCGGTCTGTGGGGCAACGCCAAGCCCGAGATCGGGTGGGGCCGGTTCTCCAAGCTGACGACCACGATCCCCTCGACCAATGGTGTGGTTTCCGGCCTCCTCGTCGGCTACCTCCCCATCGGCGCGGCGCTGGTGGAGATCAACTACATCGCTGGCACGGCTGCTGCGGGAGAGGCGACGGTGCGGGCGGGTACGTCCCCCACGGCCTTCACCTCGGACACGCTGGGTGCGGTGTCGGTCTCTGCGGCTGGCATCTACAGCGTGATCTCCTCGACGGCAGTCCGGGCCTTCGATGACTCGGGCGTCAACCGCGCCAAGAGCGGGGCCACGGCGCAGGCCATCTACCTCAACGTCGCGGCTGCCTCGGGCAGCATCGCCACGCTGAGTGCAAACGCGGCGGTTGAGATCGTCTACACCCGCCTCGACCCCTCCACCTACGGAGTCTGACATGGCCCGCCCCAAGAACTGGATCGTGACGCTGGCTAACGCCGAGTCCACGGTCATCTACTGGCCCACCGACACTTGGGTCTCCACGCAGGAATATGCGTTCAACTTCCGGGTCATCTCGGGATCGGGTTCGTTCCTCGCGGGGTGTTCCGCCTCCTCTACCATTGACCGGGTGCTTCAAACCGGCGTCACCTCGGCCCATTGGACGGAGCGTGTGGCGTTCAGCACGGGGACTGCCGCGACCTTCTTGGGTCCGGTGTCCTGCTGGCGGCTCACGGTGCGCTCCAGCGGCGCGGCGACCTACGACCTCATGGCGATGCAGTCCGGTCCTGAGCGGGTGGCCTGATGGGCCGGTGGACTGAGCGCAATCGCTGGCGGCGGGGCCAATGGCTCGTCCGCGACGACGAGAGCGGCTTTGTCCACTACGCCGATCAGGTCGTTCGGCGCTGGGATGGGATGTACGTCCGCAAGGACCAGGATGAGCCGATTGAGCCGCAATGGTTCATCACGGCTGAGTCCGACCCGACCAACGTCCCGTTCGTCCGCCCCGACCAACCGGCTGGCCCAGCCTGCAAGACCGGGCCTGCCTACGATGCGGCGAACCGACCGATCAAGAGCTTCCCCGGCTACAACCTCTATGTGGGCAGCAGCATCGGGAGCATGGAGATCGAGTGCAGCTTCATCGTGTTCCCCGACAGCGGCCCTTACCCTCCACGGTGACCCATGGCACAGCAGGACAAGGCAACCCTCAAGCAGGCTTTCGAGACCGGAGACGCGCCCACGGGTAGCGATTTCGAGAACCTCATCGACAGCCAGTTGAACCTTGCCGAGACCACGGCGCAGACGATCAACGGCCCGGTCAACTTCGCGGGTGGCGTGACGTTCGCGGCGGTCTCTGCGGCTACCATCGGCGGCAGCACGGGCACCTTCGGGACCATCGCCGCTTCAGCGGGTACGTTCACCCAGGTTTCTGCCAACGGGATCTTCGGGCTTGCCAAGGCAGAATGCTACGCCACGGGAACGGGGTTGATCTCCACGACTGCAATCAACTCCTACGTCGTTACCAACGTCGGAACGTCTGCGGAGTTCACCAACCAATTCACGCACAACGGCTCCGGTCGCCTCACCTACACCGGCTCGCAGACCAAGACCTTCATGTTCGACGTTGACTTCACGGTCAGCGGAGTGACGGCAACGCAGAACGTCGCGGTGCGCCTCGGCAAGGATGGTTCCTCGCTTGCCAAGACCACGATGGAACTGCGGATGGCAGCCTCCTCCGCCCCCTATGCGGGCCATGTTGGCGGTATCGTGACGCTAACGGCCAACTCCTATGTCGAGGTCTACTCGACTGCAACGCTCAACGTGAGCAACATCCTCTTCGAGAAGCTGAACCTACGCGCAAGGGAGGTCTGACATGGCCTCGCCCTACCTCACGATTCTGGAGATCGTGAACGAGGTCTGCGACCGGATGAACATCCGCCGCGTGACCACCACGAACCAGAACGCATTCACGAAGAACTGCATCAACCTCCTGAACGACATCATGGAGGAGATGACGGACTTCGGGACTTGGAACGAGTTGCAGGCATCGGCCTCGGTGACGATGGTCTGCGGTCAGTCGATCTACACCATCGACACCACGACGCTCGCCACGGCCAAGCAGTTCATCCACTCCATCCAGGAGGTCGCGGTGTCGGGTCGCGTCCCGCCGCTGGAGCCGATCTCGGACAAGAACGAGTTCAGGATGCTTAACCGGGTCAACTCCATCGGCCAGCCGTCGCGCTACATCATCGAAGGAGTGGACACGCTCGGCAATCCTCGCCTCGGTATCTTCCCGCGCCCCGGTGCGAACTACGCTGGCAACGAGGCTTTTGTGAAGTTCCAAGTGCTGCCGCCGAAGTATGTGGCTGGGTCCGATGACGCGGTGGTCGTGCCGTTCCCCGGTCGCGTGGTCATCCTCGGCCTCGTCGCTGCGGCGATCCTTGACGAGAGCGCGGGTGCAGAGACGCGCCAGTATCAGGCAGCGCAGTTGAAGTACCTTGCCGCGCGCAACAATGCCCTTGGACGCCAGACTGCCAAGACGGGCGAGTATGTGCGTGTCCAGCCGGGCGTGACGACGAGGTCGTGAAGTGCCCGAGCGGTTCTACCAGATAGCGCGGCGCGGTCTCGCCACGAACTTCACCGAGACCGAGATCCCGCTCGACTACGCGCAGAGGTTCCGCAACCGCTTCATCAACGCAGCGGGTGGTGCCGAGAAGCGCCCCGGCTACGTCGCGCTCTCGGGTGCCCTGCCCACCAAGGGCATCGTCACGGGCCTGCACGAATACATAGACCGAGACGGCACGGCCACGCTGTTCGCCTCCTCCGATGGCATCGTGTTCCGCTACAACGGCTCGTCGGCTTGGACACAGGTGTGGCAGGCGACCACGGCTGCGCGGCTGCGGTCGGTCCAGTTCGATGACAAGCTCGTTTTCTTCAATGGCGTGGACCGTCAGGTCTACATCGACAGCGCGACGGCACAGTTCCAGCGGTTGCAGCCGGTCATGGAGAACGGCACTTGCGGTGCGTCCACTTCGGCCAACGCGCTGACAGACGCCGCAGTCACGGACTGGACGGCGCAGACCTTCGTGGCTCCCGGCGACATCGTATTCAACGCCAAGCGCGGGGCATATGGCATCGTGACTGCCGTGACCTCGTCGCGGGTGAGCCACACGGCGATCTCGGGTGCGGCGCGTGGGTTCGGCTCCACCCTTGCCCCGATCTCTGGCGCTCCGGTTGGTGGCGATCCGACTGCGGGCGACGGCTACAAGATCTACGACAGCATCGAGTTAAACGTCGTTTCCTACGATGGCGTCCTTGACAACGTCGCGACCATCGTCTCGACCAGCACCAGCCCAACGCAGACCTACATCTCCGTCTCTGCCGACAAGGTGGCGAACTGGCTCAGCACCACCATGCGCGTGGGCGATGTCGTCCACAACACGACCAAGACGGCTGGCTCCTTCGTCTCCGAGATCCTGTCCTCTGGCTTCTACGTCGCGCCCGCGATTGCCACGACCTCGGCGGGTGACTCCATCGTCCTGTACCAGCCTGCCATGCCGGTCGCGAGTTGGATTCATGTCCACTACGGTCGCGCATGGATGATTGACTCCCGCGACCCGCGCAACGTCGTGGCCTCGGGTGCGAACGACATCCAGGACTTCACGGTGGACAGCCAGTCGCTTGAGACCCGCACGGTGGCGATTGGCAGCCAGCAGCCCGGAGCCGATCCGGCGCGCACGATTGCCTCGTTCCAGACCTACCTCATCATCGGCACGGAGCGAGCGGTCTACGCCTATCGCGGCACGGCCCCGGCGGACCTTGAACCCGCTGGCTTGTTCCCGCAGGGCGTGGTCGCTGCGGATGGGTTCGTCAACACCGGCAACGACCTGTCCTTCATCGGGTACGATGGACTGCTGTCGATCAGCTTGCTCATCAATACGAACAACCTACAGCGGTCCAACATCTCGGAGCCGATCAAGAACACGCTGCGCGCAATCATCCGCGATGTGATCGAAAGCCCCAATCCGCAGATCCAGATCGTCAACTACCAGCGGCGCAGCTGGATCGTGATGAAGATCGCGAGCAAGCTCTACATCTACAACTACGCCAACTTCGTGCTGGATGACGGGAAGATCGTGGCCGGTGCGAGTTGGTCTGACTTCGACGGGCAGATCGGCCTCCAGAGCGTCCTCTACGTCCGTGCCAACTCCGACCTCCTTCTGGGCGGGGCGGATGGCAAGGTCTACGTCTTCGACCAGAACACCTTTACGGACGACGGGGCGTTGTACCCGACCGAATACATGCCCGGCTGGCTGAACCTTGAGGAGCCGCGCCAGAGCAACCGGATCAAGACCGGGTCGTACATCGTGCCCAACTTCCAGGTTGGCGGCAGGGTGGTCTACGACATCGAGTCCACGGGCGACTTCAACCTCCAATCCTACGACCTTGTGTCGGTCACGGCGCAGGAGGAGATCGGTGGCCGGGGGATCGGCACCTTCAGGATCGGCACGGACTTCGTGGGCATGGCCCGGACCACGGAGGGCAAGATCCCCCTCCGCTGGCGGGGCGCCCACTTCCGGGTCTCGTTCCGTACTCTTGACCAGTACGGGCCTGACGTACTGGCCGGATTCACGATATATGGGGACATCCACGGGAGACGCTGATGTTTGAGTTCCTAGCCCCGGCCCAGACGGCCCTGAACCTTGCCGGTGCCGGTGCTTCGGTCGCCAACCTGTTTGGCATGGGCCGGAACCGAGCCACCGAGAAGGCTGTCCGGGCGCAGGCAGAGCGGGCGGTCCAGCTTTCGGAAGCCCTTACCAACCCCAACAGCCCTTTGTTCCAGCAGATGTCGGCTGACGCCCTCCAGCAGCAGCGCACGGCGAGGCTCCAGGGCATCTCTGACTTTGTCCGGGAGCAGGAGAGGCAGGCGAGGCGCTTCCCCTCTTCCTCGGGCAACGTGAGCTTGTTTGCGCGCAATCCGCGCCGGGACGAGGCCATCGCCCGCGCCATGATGATGGCAGGGCAGAACGAGCAGGCGCAGGCCAACCAGCAGGCCCGTCAGTTGATCTCCGGTGGCCTGAGCGCCCTTGGCACCTCCACGCAGGCCCTTGGGCGGGCCGGGCAGATGCAGGCCCAGAACCAGTTGATGCGTCAGGTTGGCGTTCCCTCTGGACTGTTCGGAGCCAGCCGCTTCCTCGGGGAGGCGGCGAAGACGCTCGCCCCCGGAACTCAAGGGCAGCCAGTAAACCCGTTTGTGCAGGGGTACAATCCCATTCTGGATGTGTACCGCACCGGCAATCCGGCCCCGAGCTAAGAGGCTGACATGAGCGATCCAATCGGCATGGGCGACGAGGAAGAAGACGACATCCTTGATGGAGGTGAGGGTGGCTCCGAACCGCTAGCCCCATCTCCGATGGAACCCCGCGTCTCTGGTGGGGGTAGGCCGGATGCGATCCTCCAGTTGCTCGCGCAGGCGACGCGCACGGGATCTCAAGGCGAGCCTCGTCCGTCCTACGCAGCGGACATCGCCGGGGCGCAGAACCGCATCTCCAGGATTCTTGCGTCTGGCTTGAGGGGTTTGGAAGAGACCAGCGGGCTTGAGCGCATCGGTCAGGCCGCGATGCAGACCCTTGCCGGGCAGGGGCGCATCTCATTCCCGCAGGCAGAGGCGGCGGCGCAGCAGCAGGATCTTTCGCGCGCGTACAACATCGCCAATGCGCTCTCCGGGCTGGCAAAGTCAGAGGGGACCGGAAGGTTGACGGCAGCGCAGGAATTGAACTTTCTGATGCGTGGTCAAGAGGGTGAACGTCGCGAGCGAACGAACTTCTCCAACAACACCATGACGATGATCCGCTCTGCGGTTGCAAATCTGGAGAACCCCGGCGAGGGAATTGCCTTCATCGACCGGCGGATGCGCGAGCTTGGCGCTAAGTCGGAAACTCCTCTTGACAAGCTTGCCGAGATCCGTGGTCAAGCGCTTGGGGAGTTGTCCTCCCAGAGGTTCCGCACGAAGAAGGAAGGCAAGGGTGGCGGCGGCGGGGCTGAGGCCATTGGATTCCCGCTCAATGAGGATGGGACGCCCAACTTCTTTGCAAGCATTGGAAGGCCCAAGAACGCCACGGAGCGAGCTTGGAATGCCGCGACCCCAGTCCAGCGCAGGATGATCCTTGAGCGCGCCATTGAGAAGGCGACTGGAGAGGGCGAGTCCGCTGGGTTTGACATTGAAGTCGGAGAAGGGGGCACAAGGGTTTCCTATGGCAAACCCGGTGAGAAGGCGTATGGCAAGGCAGTCGCAGAATACGAGGTCTCAAGGGAAGCGTTTGAAGCGGTCAAGCCGGTAATTTCTCGCATGAATGCTGCGATTGACCAGTTCGGCGCGGGTATCCTCGGACCAGTCGGGGCATTGAGCCAAAGCTACAGCGCGCTCTCTCAACAGGTTGGGGCGTTGTTTGGCGGAAACTTGCCAAAGGACTTGAGGGGCAGCGAGAGGGAGATTGCCTCTCGGTTCAATAGCGTGATGTCTCAGGCTGGCATGGCTGACACAAATCTCGCTCAAATATTGTCAACAAACAACTCTGCTGCCGCAGCGACGATGAAGACGAACCTCATCTTCCTGACCTACTACGTTGCAAAGATCCTCGATAGCCGTGGCGCAATCTCCAATGGAGACGTCAAGACAATCATGAGCGCGGTTGGGAATAGTTGGGGTTCTGCGACAGATGCAAAGGCATCTCTGAGTGCTGCGCTTCAGTTGCTTCAGGACAAGGTGGATGCAAAGGAGGCTGCGGTTAAGAGGTTGGCTCCAAGAAAGCGCGGAGAACCCGCCGCCCCAGCCCAGCCCGCCGCCCCCGCCGCTAGTGCGCCGCAGCAGCCCGCCGCTCCCTCTGATCCAGCAGGCATACGCTGATGACTAAGCTCCAAGAGTTCCGCCAAAAATATCAAGGCGCATACGACGACTTGGACGACCAGCAGCTTGCGGACGCACTCCATCGCAAGTTCTATAGCGACATGCCGCGAGCGGAGTTTGACACCAAGATTGGACTGACCCCTGCTCAAGCGGCAGCCGCTCCCGAAGCGCCTCAGCAGCAGCCAGCTCAGTCATTTGCTGTTGAGGGTCCGCCAAGGCCGCAATTCCCCCTCCCAACCGCCATGGGGGCATACGAGTTCTTGAGGACCGGAGGTGGGGATGCTGCCAAGAGGCAGCTTGAGTCGGAGAGTCAGGCTCTTGGCTCCAGCATCCAGATTGGAGAGGCTCCCTTTGCTGCTCGCGCCAAGGCAGCGTTTGGCATGGAGGGTTCCAAGCCACTTGAGCAGTTGATGCCAGACTATGATTTCAGGACCATCGAAAGCGAAGGTCCACTCAAGGGCAAGCAACTGTACCGTCGCAAGAACTCGTCTGATCCGTGGTCAACGGTTGATAACCCGTACCTTGTTACCGGGACGGACGTTGGCGTGGCGCTTGGTGGCTCTGCTGCCCCGACGCTTGGCGGTATTGCCCTGTCGGTACTGACAAAAGGAAGGTTTCTTCCATTTGCGTCTGGGACTGGAAGTGGTGGTGGAGAGGTAATCCGCCAGAAGATTGGCGAGAACATCTTTGGCTTATCGCCAACCCCTCCGGGCGTCGATACGAATGCACCTGAGTATCGTCAGGCACCCGGTTCAATGACTCGGGAGCAGATGACCTCTGTTGGGCGTGAGGCTCTTGTAGGCACGCTCTCACCCATTGTTGGCAATGCCGTAGTCAATGCCTACACCCGGATCTTTGGTGCCGGTGCCGCCCTGCCGACGTTGAACGTCGCTTCGTATGAGAAAGCATTCCGCGCCATTGAGCAGGAGCTTGTGAGGATTCTTGGGCCGGAAGAGGCGCGCAATGCGATGGCCCGTCTCTCTGCCTCAGACGTTGCCGCGTCTCTTGCACAGGGCGGCATCCTGGACGCGCAGATCAACCGCATTCGTGCGTCGGCTGGGGCTGGAAGCGAAGCGTTCCGCATTGCAGAGCTGAAGAAGCAGCAATACCTAGAGAGCCTTGGGCGCAGGCTCCTTGGCATGGATGGAAGCGAGGTCAGCCCGACCGAAGTTGGGCGTGGGGTTGCCGCCAATGCCCCTCAAGGCTCCCGCCCTTCCTCAAATGTTCTCTCGGCCTCCGAGATAGAGCAGAGGGCTGGGGCCATCCAATCCCTTGGAGAGGAGCGTCGAAACCAGCTTGGAATGCAAGCCGTTGAGTCGATGTCTGCCGGTCGCGCCGCTCCCGTCGCGGGGAACACGCAAAGCATCATGCAGACGGTTGAGGGGGCTGCGCCTGCTGGCACTTCGGTTACGGGGCAGCAGACCATCAATCCGCGCAGTCCGTGGGTTGGCGCGCAGATCAGGACTGCGATCAACGATGCCTACGAGCGTGTGACGGCTGATCTCGGGCTTGATTTCCGACGCATTGAGCAGGCGCTTGCGGGGCAAACCGTCGCTCCGACCTCTCTCCAGCAAGCCGTTGTCCGATATGAAGACATCCTCCAGCGTCGCACATTCCCCTCCCTGTCACCGGAAGACGACAGGGTTGTTCGCGACTTCATTGATCGTGCCTTTGAGCGTGATGCCGAAGGGGCAATCATTGGGCTGCGTAACCGCTCCTACGAGGAACTGCGCCAGGATTCTTCCAATCTCAAGAAGGCAATCAGAGACTCCAACAAGGGCAACTGGTCTGGCGACATCCAGATGCTCCGTGACCTCGCGGATGCCATAGACAACGACATCTATCGGCTTGTTCGCGGCGCTCCGAATGGAGAGCAGCTTGCGGCTCGCCTTGAGGCGAACAATGGCGCTTGGCGCGAGGCCATGGACCTGTTTGAGCGTTCTGGCGCTGGAAAGGTCAGAAGGCTCCGCACGGGCGGCGCTGAGTTGATGCAGGACGAGCAGATCGCCTCGCGTGTAGCCAACGATGCAGAGTTCTCCAACAGCGTATTTGAGTCATTGCAGGGACCGGAAAACGCAGCGGTTCGGGCTACCATCGCCGCAACCCTACGGTGGGAACTCATCCGCCGCGCCGCTCCGGGGACTGGTCGCAATGTCAATCGCGAAGCTCTTGAGAACGTCATCCGGGATAAGCAGTCGCAGTTGAACCAATGGCTTGGTCCAGATGAGATCAACGCCTTGCGAACAAATGCCGACGAGATCCTCCGCGTCAGGGACGCAATGGGTGTCGGGCGCAACACCAGTTTTGAGGATTGGTTCGACAAGTCGTTCTGGAACGGCAACCCAGGCGATGTCGGCGTTGCCTTGCAGAGGCTTCGGACAGCCCTCCCCGCCGATGGCCCAGGAGGAAGCAGGCAGACCATTGAGACCTTGCAGGCCCTTACGAGGCAGAGGGTCTACTCGACCTACACCAAACTTGATGAGAACGGGCGTCGCGTGTTTGATCCCGACAGCTTCTTCAAGGACATGCTCGACAGCGAAGGAAAGCGCAACCAGTTCTTTTCCCAAGTTTTCGGACCAGAATACGCTGCGCGAGCCAATGCAATAGCGGAGGGTATCTCCAAGTACGGCATTGCGATCAAGTCTCAGGCAGACGCTGCAAGGGCTAGGTACACGACTGACGCGGCGCGTGGTCGCGCATCCAATGCCCTGAACGACTACCTCAACGCGCAAGACGACAGGGTGAAGGACTTCCTCGGAGTATCCAAGGACAACTTCAACGCGACCAAATGGTTTGACGAGCGATGGGGTGAGGCTGACGCCGGTCGCATTGAGAGGATCGTCAACTTCCTCGGCAAGGATTCGGAAACGGTCAAGAACATCCAGAACCTTGCCCTGAACCGCATTTACCGTGAGATCACGACGCTCTCTAAGGGCATGAAGGGAAGCGCAACGGCTGGCCCAGAGTTCGCAATCAACGAGGAGGCCCTCGTCAATCTTGTCAGGGACCCCGCCCGGAAAGACTGGCTGGTTTCCTTGTTTGGGTCTCCCGATGCTGCATACGCCCAGCTTGACAAGCTCGCCACGACGGTTTCGCTCCTGTCTCCTGGTCAGTCTCGCACCATCCTGACGCAAGCCACCGATCCTGCGCTTGTCTCCATTGAGCAGTTGAGGCGTCTGAGGAACGTCGCGTTTGGGCCTTTGAACCCCAATAGCCGACTGATGACCCGTATGATGGAATGGGGCAGCGACCAGTTGAGGGATAGGGCGGCGCGAGCGTTGGTGTCGCCCGATGAGTTCCTTCGCCTACAGCAACTGCTCCAAAGGACGGAGGCTGGCGAGATAACTGCCGGTGTTGTTGCCAGACCGGCGGTTGAATGGATGCTTCCCAACTCCACGGTCGGTGCGCTTGCCACGGTCAAGGAGCTTATCGGAGGCGCAATCTCTGGTGCCGCATCTGGCGTCCAGAACGTGATGGGAAGCCGTAACTCTGAGAGAGGAAACCGATGAAGAAGATGAACAAAGGCCAGAAGAAGGTCGAGAAGGTGATGGGCGAATACAAGCGAGGTACGCTCAACAGCGGCTCCCCGCGCGGTCCCGTCGTCAAGAAGCGGGGGCAGGCCATCGCCATTGCCCTCTCGGAAGCAGGCATGTCCAAGAAGCGGAGGAAGTGATGCCCAGCCACTACAACCATGAGAAGACCGAGTCCAAGGCCGAGAAGGCCCGCGAGTACGGCGGCGGCAAGAAGTCCATGGCCTCCTGCAAGGTGAACTGCCAGTACCCAACTGGCACGATCCCCTCGGCCAAGGTATCCATGGGGGCGCAGAAGACGAACCCCGCCCGCCGGAACCGCAGCTACTGAGGGTGCCATGACTGCCCTGTCGAAGTCCGCGCTCAAGGCCCTCTGGAAGGCTTACTTCCAGCCGACAAGTGCGGACTTCTCCAACCTCATCGACTCCTGGGCTGACTACCAAGAGGCCCTCGCGGTGGCGACCAACCTCGTCTCGGCAGGGCAGACGGGCGTCCCGCGTTTCATCAGTTCCACCTCGGCAAGCATCCTCCCGGTCGGGGCCACGGGCATTGCCCTCCTCTCGGCAGCCACCACGACGGCAGCCCAAACGGCCATTGGGGCCGGGACGGTTGGGGCGAGGGTCTTCTCTGCTGCGACCACGGCAGCGGCCATCACGGGCCTTGGGGCGGGGACGCTCGGCAGCGATGTCTTCGTCGCCGGTCAGGCCAACAGCGGTGCAGCGGTCTTCGGTGCCATCAACTCCATGGGCACCACGGCTGGCACGATCACGCTGAACCTGAACACCGCGCTCAACCACCGCATGGTCCTCTCGGGTGCCGTGACGTTCAACGCCCCCACGGGTGCGGTGCCGGGTGCGACCGGGGTGATCGAGTGCATCCAGAACGCTTCGGGCAACCAAGCCGCGACGTTCACCAATTCGTGGATCTGGGAGGGCGGGTCGTTCCCCGGATTGTCCACGACCGCATCGGCGCGTGACATGGTTGCGTACTTCGTCGCGGAGACGAGCGTGATCTACGCGCGCATCAGCACCGGATTTGCCTGATGTTCGGCGCGCATCCGATGTTCCGCATCGGTGGTGGTCAGGGCTACCAGATCACCAACTCGCTGCGCTTCCGCGCGAGCAACAGCGCGCACCTCACCCGCACCCCAGCAAGCGGAGGGAGCCAGACCACCTACACTTTCTCCTATTGGATGAAGAGGGGCGCTCTAGGGGCGCAGCAGACGCATTTCTCCGTAGCCACGAACTCCCAAAATTATTTTGTCTTGGGGTTTGGCTTCATAAACAACAACGATCAACTTGATTTTCTTTACGCTGAAAGCAACGTCATTACGGCGAGGAAGCAGACCTCTCGCGTCTTCAGGGACCCGTCTGCTTGGTATCATGTCGTGGCGGTCCTAGACACCACCAATGCAACCGCCGCAGATCGTCTTCGCATCTACATCAACGGAGTGCGGGAGACTTCATTTTCTGCGTCCACAGATCCGACGCAAAATACCAACCAGCACGGATGGAACACGGCAGTCGCAAACTACATCGGCGTTGCCAAGCCCACCTATGCGCTCTACCACGATGGATACCTCGCCAATGTCTACTTCATCGACGGCCAAGCCCTGACGCCCTCGTCGTTCGGCCAGACCGACGCCACCACGGGCGTGTGGGTGCCGAAGTCGTACTCTGGCACGTTTGGCACCAACGGCTTCTTCCTTCAGTTCAAGGACGCCGCCAGCACCACCACCATCGGCTACGACACCTCTGGCAACTCCAACAACTTCACGACGAGCGGCATCTCGGTGACCTCGGGCGTGACGTTCGACCAGATGACCGACACGCCGACGAACAACTATGCGGTGTGGTCCCCGATTGATAGGGGGGACACGGGCCTTGATGTGACGAACGGAAATCTTGGCTACACGATCAGCAATGCAGCATCTGGGTTTTGCCGGGCATCTTTCTCTGCATCGACTGGCAAGTGGTATTGGGAACTCACGGCTGGAGCAAATTGGACGGCTTCCCCGCAGCATGGAATCTCGCCAGTAAGCGCAGTCAACACTAGCGATGCTACCAGCGGTGGGGGATATGGTTTCGAGAGCGCCGCTACCTCTCGCTTGTTTGCCAACGGAGCGGCGACGGGAAATTACGGATCGCAGATCAACTCTGGCGATGTGTTGATGATTGCGGTCGATTTCGACGCAGGGAAAATCTGGTACGGAAGGAACGGAACTTGGTTTGGTTCTCCAGCCGGTGATCCCGCTGCCGGGACCAACCAGTCCCAAACGATCTCAACCGGCGTGATTTACGCGCCGATGTTCGGCAGGGATAGTTCTAACGCGACGACCACGAATTACGTCAACTTCGGTCAGCGCGCCTTCGCCTACACCCCGCCCAGCGGCTTCAAGGCGCTGAACACCGCGAACCTTTCTGTCCCGACGATCAAGAAGCCCTCGCTCTACATGGACGCCACGCTGCGTACTGGCACGGGCGCGACGGCGAGCTTGTCTTCGCTGGGCTTCCAGCCGGACCTCGTGTGGATCAAGAGCCGCAGCGCGGCAACCGATCATGGCCTCTACGATGCTGTTCGTGGCGTCCAGAAACAGCTTGAGAGCAATACGACGACCGCAGAAACAACTGAAACCACCGGCCTGACTGCGTTCAGCAGCAACGGCTACACAGTCGGCGCTCTGGCCCAACTTAACACCAACACCGCGACCTATGTGGACTGGGCGTGGAAAGAAAGCGTTACATCTGGATTTGACATCGTGACGTATGTTGGAAACGGGACCAACCGCACGATCAGCCATAATCTTGGCGCGGTCCCAAAGCTCATCATCGTTCGCTCTCGCGAGGCGACCAGCACCGGACGATGGCTTGTTCAGCACGGCACCTACGGAGCGGCGCGTTACGCCTACCTAAACGAGACTTTCGCCTTTGACACGGCAAATGCCAACCTTCGCTGGAACTCAACTGATCCGACAAGCAGCGTGTTTAGCCTTGGCACATCAAGCGACGGCAATCATACCGGCGACAACTACGTCGGCTATCTATTCGCCGAGATTGCGGGCTTCTCGCGCATCAGCTCGTACACAGGCAACGCCAGCGCGGACGGACCGTTTGTGTGGTGCGGATTTAGGCCCCGCTGGATTATGATAAAGGACGCAACGGCCGCAAATCTTGATTGGCGAATCTACGATACTGTCAGAGAGACATTCAACGAAATGGGTGGTGGTCTGGAGGCTGGAGACGCTGCCGCCGAAAACTATGCTACTTCCGTTCGTGCCATTGATGTTCTTTCCAATGGCTTCAAAATACGAGTGTCCGCATCAGGCTTGAACGGGTCTGGTGTGACATTTGTATTTGCCGCGTTTGCCGAAGCTCCATTCAAGTATGCGAGGGCACGATGATCTCCATTCTGTATGCGGCATGGTGCGCGTTCTGCTGGCGGTTGCGAGGGGGAATGATCAGCCAGATCACGCTTCAGCGTTTCGGCTATGCGCTCTCAACGGGCGAGACAAGGATGGCTTGCGCGTTCCTCATGGCGCTGCCGCTTGCCATCTTCAATCCGTGGCTCCTATCGGTCGCTCCTGCGGCCTTCGCCGCCATGACCCTCGGTTACTTCGACAAGTCGATGGGGCTCGAGGAACCGGGCCGCGACCATGCGTTCCTCGCGCTCTGGGGCGTCGCGGTGGTGGCGATCATGTTGGTGCCAATCGCGATCCTGCATCGCTCTCCGTTGATGCTGGCCTTCTCGGCTCCCGGCCTGCTGGTCGCTGCGGCCTACGACATCAACAAGCGGTTCGGTGGTCGCTGGACCGAGCGCGCCGAGTGGATGACGGGCGCGATCTTCGGAGGCATAGTGTGGGCAGCGGCGTCGTGAACGATGTCGGACCTGGAGGACGAAAAGTGGACCATCGGATCTCCAAGATGGAGCGACGCCAAGCCCCTCGTTCGTGGATGGATGTCGAAGGTGTCCGAGATTGATCCCCGCGAGTTCGGTCGCTTGGAGGCCGAAGTAAAGGCCCTGACCAAGTGCGTCGAGGAGATGTCCGCCGACCTAAAGGCAGTCAGGAGCGCGCTTGACGCCGCTGGTGGAGGGTGGAGAGTATTGGTTGCCGTTGGCGGGTTAAGCGGGGCTGTCACGGCTGTTGTGGTGAAGTGGATGCCATTCTTCCCGCTTCGTTAGGAGGGACTATGGAGGGTCTTCTTTTCCTTGTGCAGGACAGCCAGCCGCTGTGCCTGCCGCTGGACCGGATCGAAACGGTCCTCAAGGACTACCATGAGAGCGCCTTCGTCGCCGGGCGCATGGCAAATGGCAACGTGCTGGTGATCTACACTTCCCGCAGCGGCTCCTGGACGCTGGTCATCGTCGCCCCCAACGGCATCGCCTGCGTGGGGCCGATGGGCGGGGAGTTCCGCCTCATGGGCAGGGGTGCCTGATGCCAAACCCCGGTATCGGCAAGGCAGAGGGCCTTCGCCGCGTAGAGATGATCGAACAATGCCTCCGGGAGGGATTCGTTCCCCCCGGCCACTACCCCAAGGTGGGCCAGAGGGCAGCGTTCGCGGAGGCCATGTCGCGCCTCGATCTCTTCATCCATGGGCGTCAGGACAACATCCGTGCCATTGAGCGGGCAGCCGGTCGCAAGATCGACTGGTCGCTCTGCACGGAGGTCTCGCCTCCATCCCCACCGCTGGAGCCGCGCTACGACCCGCCCTTCATCCCCGCCTCGGACATCCCGGTCGAGAAGCTGATCGACAAGCTGGCAGAGGGCTACGAGCGCAAGGCCCGGCATGAGGCTGCCAAGAAGTGGATGCGCTTCAACCTCCGCGACGATGGCCCCTACATGCTGGCCGTGGTCGGGGATCCTCATCTGGATGATCCTGGCTGCAACTGGCCCCTGCTGAAGCGCGATGTGGAGTTGATGCGCCGACCCCATGTCCACGCGATCTGCTTGGGAGACGTCACCAACAACTGGTCCGGGCGTCTGGTGAAGCTCTACGCGGAGCAGCCGACCACCCGCTCGCAGGCATGGCAGTTGGCTGAATGGTTCTTCCGGGCCGTGCCGTGGATGGTCATCATCGCTGGCAACCATGACTTGTGGTCGAGTTCTCACGGCAACGGAGACCCGCTTGACTGGATGGCTCGCGGCCATGCGGTGAAGGAGGACTGGATGGCCCAGTTTGAGGTCGCCACGCCCTCGGGCCATGCGCTCAAGGTGGATGCCCGGCACGACTTCAAGGGATCGTCCATCTACAATCCCGTCCATGGGCTGATGCGGGCGCACAAGTTCTCCTCGGGCGAGGCCGACATCCTCTGTGCCGGTCACCAGCACCATGCGGAGATCTATCAGGGGCAGGACGCTGACAAGGGGCACAAGCCCTTCTGGCTGGTCCGTGCGCGGGGCTACAAGCACATTGACAGCTTTGCCGCCATGCACCAGTACGCCTCGCAGGCGAGCAACTACGGCTCAACCGTGGGCATCGTCGTGGACCCGGCTCGGGGCAGCGTGAATGCCTACACGGACTTGGCAGAGGCGTCCGAGATCCTGGAGGCCAAGCGCGGGAGGGCCAATGCCAAGGCGTCGCGTAAAGTACGATGACCCCGACTGGCATGAGGTAGGGTCGCACCTTGGCGAAGCGTTCGCGGGCAACATCGCGGAACTCCGCTCGTCGGACCCGCCGGGGAGACCGTTTGAACCCCAGCGAGGCCCCCTCGGGTTCTGCGTGGACCCCGCTGCCTATCGGAAGAAGCGTCGTCGTAAGGTGGATTCCAAGGGATGACCCAACCCCTGATGGATGGCACGATCTCGCCGCCGACAACCGACACCACGGACGCCATAGCAGGCTCGTACAGAGGGCCGACGCTGGCGATGATCTACCCCTCCCACAACACGAAGACCCCCATTGCCGTGGCCGTGCAGCGCGACGGGGTGCTGGTCGTGGCGCAGATCACCCTCCAGCACGCAGCCGGTCTGGCGGCAACCCTCGCTCACCTCGTCGCAACCGAGATTGAAAGGAACCGTAATGGCATTCGGACTTGACGATGCAATAGCCGCTGGCCTCAAGGTCATCGACAAGTTCGTGCCCGACCCCGCCGCCAAGGCGAAGGCAGAGGCTGAACTGCGGGCTGATCTTCTGGCCTCTGACAGGGCGCAGATGGAGGTCAACAAGGCGGAAGCGCAGACCGGCAGCCTGTTCATCGGCGGCTGGCGTCCTGCCATCGGGTGGGTGCTGGCGGCAGCCGTAGCGTACACCTACCTCATCGTGCCGGTGGGGATGTGGGTTGCCTTCGTGGTCGGCAAGCCCATCGCCAAGCCCCCGGTTCTGGACGCCAACCTCTGGGAACTAATGTTCGCCATGCTGGGCCTTGGGGGTCTCAGGACGTTCGAGAAGATCAAGGGAGTGGCAAGCAAGTGAGCCGGTTCGACGCCTGCCTGCGCGAGGTCCTGCGGCATGAGGGTGGGTGGTCAGACCACCCCAAGGACCCCGGCGGTGCGACCATGCAAGGGGTAACGCTCCGCACTTACTCCAAGTGGCTTGGCAGGGATGCGACCAAGGACGAGCTACGCAACATCCCGGCAGCGCATCGCGACACGATCTACCGCACCCAGTATTGGGATGCCGTGAGAGCGGGGGATCTGCCTCCGGGCGTGGATCTCGCGGTGTTCGACATGGCCGTGAACAGCGGCCCCTCCCGTGCGGCAAGGACGCTACAAGCTGCGCTTGGGGTACAGGTGGACGGGAAGATCGGCCCCCAGACGATTCAAGCCGCCAAGGTTGTCCACCCCAGCGGCTTGATCTCGGACTACTGCGACTCGCGTCTGGCGTTCTTGCGGTCGATTGCGGGTTGGGAGACCTTCGGCAAGGGCTGGAAGAAGAGGGTGGAGGATGTGCGCTCAGTTGCCACCAAGATGGCTACTGAGGATTAACCGAAATTCCACTTGAGGCCGCAGTCTTTGGAGACCTGTTGGGCGTTGAGAAGGAAGGCTGCTGTGAATTCCGACCCAGAGCCAGTTTCCTCTACCGCATCATCGTGAGCATACTGGAGGGATTCCAGAATGTTCCGATTGTGGGCAAACGGCTTCATCCGGTTGTATGAATACACGGAAGGGCTTAGCTCCTTAACTGCTTTGCCGAATACGTGTTCCGGGCGCTTCTTGAAGTAGGCGTCGGGGATGAGCCAGCCCACCACGCACTTCAGGGTGGTGTCCCCCTTCTCCATGCGGTAGGCGCACCCCTTCTTGGGCCGGTAGGCGGGGCAGCCCTGCTTGATGACTTGGCGCACAGCGTAGTCAAATTGGCGCTGTATCTCAGCCTTGGACATGCTTAGGACTCCTCATGGTGGGGAACATCCCTAAGATTTGGGAGAGTTCCTTCTGGATTTCGGGAAGTTCCTTGACGTAATCAAGGAGGCGAGATCGCCCTAGGGCCGCCTGCACCTTGGGCATCAAGGTGGATAGGAGGTGGGCGAGGGCCTGAGTACGCTGGCGCTCGTTCTCCAACTGGAGTTCAATGTGACGCTTCGCCTCCTCCAGCCTAACGATCTGCGCCCACAGGTTTTCGATTTCTGACTTCTCCTTCATTGAACCCTCCACACCCTGATCCCAAGCCCATTGACCTTGGAAGCAACGAACCGCTTCCGGTGCCTCTTGGCGTAGTTGAAGGCCGCATTCCTGACCGACTGCTGCCGTGCCAGTTCCGTCGTCTTGACGAGGAACGACTGACCGATCTCCATCCTGTGAAAGGGATAGATCGCCGCCCGCCCCTCGCGATCCGGCGGGGGAACGGGCACCTCGTCAAAGACGATCTCAGATGCGTCCACGACTGTTCGCGCTTTGGGTTTGCCAGACATCTATCACTCTCTCTCTCCACGCGCGTTCATGCCTGAGCTTCTCTGCCAGGACGAACGCATCTCGCTTCTTCTTCATGATCTCGGCGTAGGCAACGGAGGCTAGCGCCTCCGCCTCCTTGTCAGCCGCGCGAGGAAGTTCGGACTTGAGGTACTCTGCTGCGTACACGGTCTTCGCCATGTCTTGCAGGAACTCGTAATCCGCCCTCGCCTCGGCAGAGGCCACCCCGATGTCCTCCAGCTTGTCGAGGTGGGCCTGTATCTGGTCGTCACGGAACATCAGAACGGCATCTCGTCGTCCATGTCATTCCTTCCCCTCTGCTGGCGCTGGGGCTGGGGACGACCGCCGCCGCCAGCATCCCGCTCCTTCGGCTCGGAGAGGACGATCACGACCTTGCCATCCTCGCTGCGGTGGAGCGGGAGGTAGTCGAGGAACAGCGTGTAGCCGCTCCCGGACTTGGACGGGAAGGCGCTCCCGATCTTCGTCCAGTAGGTCTTCTGCTTGTCCTTGCCGGGCACCCCGGCGATTGCGTCGAGCCTCATGTTCTCACTCCTCTTCCTTGCTGTTGAACGAAGCGATGAGCCGATCCTTGACGGCCATCAACTCGGTGTAGCCAGCCTCGCTGGCCTCCTTGACGGCTAGGATAGCCGCCTTGTTGGAGAGCATGACCTCGGCCAGTTCCGTCGCGTCCTTGGCAGCGTTCATGGCGTCGCGGACACGCTTGAACTCCGACCGGGCATCCGGCTTGGCGGGCGGGCGGTCCTTCATCGACTGCACGGTGTTGCCGTCAGCGCCGTTCGCGTCGTCATCCTCCTCGGCAGCGAGGCCAAAGAAGGACGCGATCTGGTAGCGCCGGGCGAAGGTCATCAGACTGCCCATCTCCTGCATCTTGACGATGCGGCTTTGATCGAGCGGCATGCAGGTGCTGACCATGCCACCCCCACCGTGGAAGAGGCGCAGGCACATGACCATGCCATCCTCGCGCTTCTCCAGCGTCTGTGTGAAGGCCAGCCCATTGGCCGACAGGGCGGGCCTCACGATGTCTAGGATCGCGTCCAAGGTCGCATACGCGAACTTGTAGCTGCCACGGTCGCTCTTGACCGCAACCTCGCGGTTCTTGACCGGGTTCGCCATGCCACCCTGGGCCTTTGCCAGCGCAGCGTAGAGCAAGCCCTGCTTGTCGATGTTCTCGTCCATGTTCATCCCTCCTTATTCTGTCTGACGATATCTTGTATGAAAAGAAGCCCGCCGCTGACGCGGAGGTAACCCCGCTTGTCTCGCGTGACTTTGATCCCATGACCAGACGCCGACCGAACATCGGCTGGGATCAACTTCTTGATGGCCTTGTCGGCCTTCTCAAATCGGTCGGCGTGGTCCTTGGTTGTCCACCATTCGTGAGCCAAGTCGGCCCACTCGTTATTCCCGGTCATGTCCACCGTGCGGGTGGCTGCTGGCGGCGCGACAATGGCGATCTCTCCGGGTGGCATCTTCAGACGGACGCACTCCCAGAACTCGCGTTCGGCTTCGATCAGCTTGCCCGCGTACTCCAGGTCGTAGTCCACCTCGACGTAGTCGTACTCGTTGCCGCTAATGACCGAGAGGTATGCCTTCGTCACGCGCGCGCAGATCATGTTGTGGTGAAGCTGCGGCTGATACTTCGCCAGCGTCGCGGCGATGCCAAAGCGATGGCTAACGTGCTTCGCCTCAACGATGCATCCGATCCCGGCGCCATCCAGCGTCGCCGTCATCGGCACGGAGTAGGCGTCGTTGGCGCAGGACACTCCGCGCTCCAGAGCGATCCCGGTCTTCTTCTCGAACCAGGAGAGGTTGAAGTCCTCGGTGACGGTGCCAAGCTGCACCGCAAAGACATCCGATAGATCTTCCGGCTCTCCGCCGGTCTTGAACTTCCACAGGTCGAGGATCTTCTCGCGATCCCCCGACATGATGATGTTGGCATCCGACCCGCCGATGCTTGACCGGCGTCTGGCGTGCCATTCCGCGCCCTTCTGTGCTGGCAACATGGTTCCCTCCTGTTGTTGCGTGTGCAGAATGTATGTGCGTTTGCGAGAAGTCAAGCGTCTTTCTGCATTCGCACGATGGTCTCGGCGCTGAGTTCATACGGGCGAGACGCCAGCATCCTCGCGCGGGTCTCGTAGCGTTCCTTGCCGCTGATCCAATGCTCTCGGTCGATGGAAAGGGCCTCCGGGATCGGACGCTGCAACACGATGCACCTCGCCGTCGTCAGCCACGCCCTGCGCTCGAATCCATCAAGTCCAGAGTGCATGCAGTCCCATAGCTCTGGCTCTGTCGCTCCCAGGCGTCGTGCGGCTTCCTGCAAGCTGGCCGCATGGAACTCTCGGGTTCGCGCAAGCAGCCGCCGCTTCTCGATCTGGATCTCTTTGTTGTTCTCCACATCCTGCACCGCTTCGGAGTCCACCTTGTGCGGGACTTCCTCCGATTGTGCGTTGGTCTCGTCGTCGTCCAGCCACCGCTGTGCGTTGATCCAGGTCGCGGCGTGTGCGATGTATTGCTTGTCCGTGCCTCTCTTGGCGGCAGCGTAGCGCCTCGCGCCCTCTAAGATGTCGGTGGGGCGCATCTTGAGCTTCTCGACTGCCTTGGCCCATGCCTTCTTGGCGGCCTCCTTGCTCTTGCGAAGCGGGTAGACGGCCCAGAAGGCGTCGAAGTCAGGCTCAATGGCCTGTCCGGTGAGATCCTTCATGTCACATCCTTCCTGCGAGGAGATCGCGGGCGAGGGAGGGTGCATCCCAGAAGCCGTCGCCCTCCACGATGCGCTGGAGACCGGCGCGGAGGCGGGCGATCTCCTCACGAAGGGCATCTCCTCCTGCCAGAGCGTCGCTCCGTGCCTGCTTGAGATGATCGTTCTCGACGCGCAACGTCACGATCTCGGATGCAGCTTTCCACTCAAGCTGGATGTCAGCGGAGTCGCCGAATTTCTTGGCCTCGATTGTTGCCTGCTGTCGCAACCGTTCCACGATGTCGTCGCTCATGGCTTGGCCTCCCTCATCTCGCGGCAGATACGCCGCAGTTCCTCGACTTGCGCTGCGCGCTCGGTGTCGCGGTCCATCCCAGCCGCCCGCGCCGCACACTCCGCCCACTCCGCCCCCCCCCCCCCCCCCCCCCCCCCCCCCCCCC